ATTTTCTCGGTATCCATTTCGCATCCTTTCTCCATAGCCGCCAGCCTAACAAAACGGTGCAGCAGACGGGCAGACATCTGCGCTCTTATTGTGGTTGGTCACGCCGCTGCTGACCTAATCGTTATACCCCTTCGGGAGGTTTTAGTTTGTGCCGCCGTTTCAGTGCATCTTCGATCAACTGTGCGGCGGGTACTTCCTGCCTGCGCAGCCAATCCACCAACCAGCGGGGCAGCTTGTACCCAACCGGAACCTTGAGCATTTGCGGGTCAATTGGGGGCCTTCCGGCCCCCTCGCGTTTTCCGCCGCTCATAATCCAAGTTTCTTTGCCACGGTAATAGTGGCCGACCACCACAGGCCGCCACAGTTCTCTGTGATGGCGGCTTCTATCTGTCCTGGCACACATTCTGCCCGGTATGCCTTCCCGCCCTGCTTCCAGTACGCGGCGCGCTGTGCTTTGCCATTGCCGCCCTCTGCGAATTCGACGGCTTCCTTCCTGTTGTTGGCGATGATCTGTTTCATGGTTTTCTCCTATTTCGTTTCGGTTCGCGCCAATCGCTAACCATGAATATAGTCTAGCCGCATATTGTGTTACAGTCAAGCCCAAAATCAAAATATATTTCCATCGAAAAATCGGGCATAACCCTACGCTCAAGCGGGACTGCGCAAAAGCGCGCAGCCCCTTAGCTACACGTTAGAAGACGATTGCAGCCAGGTGACTTTCCCGAAATCGTCAATCATCCCGGCGCCTTTGGTTGGGTGGTCGAACCTATAAGTCTTCCTTACAAATTCAGCGCCTTCATCGCGCAATTCCTGCCACTTACGCCTTGCAGTGCTGGTCAGAAGCGCGCCAAGCCAACCGTCTTTAACGTAGGCTTCGGATACCTGCACAACCGTGCACAGCGTCGCAATCGCTTCTGTAGGTGCTGGCCTGTTCGGCTCTTCGTTCAGCCACTTCGCAACTTCGCGCAAGCAGTCCTGTTCGTATCCGGTCATCTTCTAACTCTCCAATCAAGCGGGACGCGGCTACTCGCCGCGCCCCTTATCGCCAGCGTTATGCACCATAGATCGACACCCACCCGCATCTGTGATCCACGATCCGCCACAGTTGGCCTGGCCGCATCCATCCGCGCATTGCCTGCATGGCGGCTCTCTCGCTGGCGTATTTGCCAACCGGGAATAATAGCCACGGGTCCCAAGAACAATGCAGGGTGAATACGTGTTGCATAACTTGTCATTCAAGGCGCGACCGGCTTTCAGCCGGCGGCCTTAATTCGGCGTTAGCTGGTGGCTCGCCTTGTCCGCATTCGAGCACTGTGATGATGCCGGTTTTGGTGTCGCGTTTCATCACGCACCACGCCGCACTGTCTCCGTTGCCTGGATCAGTGCCCATGTAGTAGTGGTCGCGTCGGGCGATTCGACGCCACCAGCTAACCATGCGCTCCAGCCAACGCGGCTTCGCTGGTTGGCATGTTGCGCGTTTCAGAAGTTCGTCACTGAACATTTGCATTTGGACCTTTCTGCCCAGCCGCGTGGCTGAGCTTGTCGTTGTGCGTCAAAGCAGTGCCTCCTGCACCGCCGCCGGTTTCTGTTCCGGTGGCAGCAGTTGGCCCTGCGCCTGAGCCCGCGAAATCCGCTCGCAGGCCAAATCGAAATACTTGCGCTCGCGTTCAATGCCGGTGAAGGCTTTGCCAAGCATCGCGCACGCTACGCCGGTCGTGCCGCTGCCCATGAATGGGTCGCAAACCGTTTCGGCATCGGGCGCAAAGTCGAGGCTCCACGCCATCACTTGCACCGGCTTTTGCGTCGGGTGCACCGCGCCGTCTTGGGCTATCGCTGCGCGGTTAAGCGTCATGGCCCGCAGTGCCTTGTTCAGCGTCGTATAAGCAAGCTCGCAGTCGCTCTGGCTGATCCGCTGCCCCTTGTCCCATACAAGCCAGCCCATCGAGGGGCGCAGGTGTTGCGGGTAGTAGTTGCCGCCCCATACAATCAGGTCGCTGGCCTTCTCGTGCATCAAGCCGAACAGCCACCCCGGCGGGGCGTCTTGGTCCCAACCCATGAACTCATACCCTTTGTGCCCGCTGTGGCTGCTTGGGCTTGGCGGTTTTCCATCGCGCCCAATCCCATACGGCGGGTCCGTCAAAATCAGGTCAAAGTGCGGCAGCAGCGGCAGCACTTCGCGGCAGTCTCCGTGCCACAGTTCAGCGTTACCAATCGTCACTTTCTCAGCCATCATTTCTCCGTATCACCATTTGACGCACAACCCGTCGGTCCAGCGGACGCGCCGCAAGCGGCGCACGCTGACCTATTGCGTTCGGCGTCATTGCGTCGCCACCACAGGCAGCAGATCGCCGTTGTCGTCAAAGTCGTCGCGCAGGATAGTCAGCGTCTCGTCGCTCGCTGCCTCGATCACCTCGCGGAGGGACCGGAAAGGCTGCCCTGTCCCTGGGTTGATCTTGGGTGCGCCCATGGCGTGCTTCACGGTCGCCTTTACCCAGTTCGGCATCACGGTGAAAGACCTGTCAAGCTGGTCAATCAGTCGGTTTCGTTCTTCTGGCGTCATGGTATGTTTTTCCATATGGTATGTTTTTACATATGCTGAAACGCCGAACAAGCGCTTCAACACCGGACCTGGCGCAAACAGCCGCGCCAGTCCGGTTAAGCTATCCGTTCAGACATCACGGAACCAGATAAGTCGATGTCATGGCCGTTCCACATTTAGGCCGATGCGCCGTGCTGATCCCATGGCTTTGCGGCCAGAGGTCGCCGAATCGAACGACTCGATGCGTTTGATCGAGCGTGCCATCTCGTCTTATGATGGGCGACTCGAGCACGGCATAGTCGCGCGACTCGGTCTTGGGCAATTCAGTCCGGTTGCTGATCTTGGGGCCGCGCCCGGGGACGTAGCGGATGACCCGGCCGATGCGGACACCGTGGATGTCGCCGCGGCCATGTAGCAGGGCGATCAGGGTCTGGGTCTGGGTGCGTTTGATGCCGAGCATCTGTTGCAGTTCCAGCAACCCGCGCGGCTTGATAGCCGTGGCTTCGAGGATCTGGCGCAGTTGATTTAGTCGCCGGGATTCCGGATCTTCACCGTGAAGGGTGCGATGGTCAGTCATGGTCGGCGCGCTCCGGGCGAGTTGATTCGGCGGCACCGATCATGGCGCGAAACGAGGTAATGGCTTCGAGGCTGTTCTTGGCGATGATCTCGGCGATCCGGCGCCGATGGCCATCGACGGCCTTGACGGTGTAGTGCCGGGCCAGGCCGGGCTTGCTGGGGTGGCAGGTGAGGGTGATGACCATATCAATCCTCCTGGTGAGTGATGGGCGGGAGCGCCAGTGCCTCGTCGTAGGCGCTCGACAGGGCGATCATGGCGCGCTGGATGGGGGCTTGGCGGCCCGGGTCGAAGACGTGGTAGCCGCCTGCGGCGTTGATTTCCTTGGCCAGGGCGGCGACCGCGCCGGCCAGGTTGGCGAGTTTGAGCCGCGCCTGGGCGTGGTGGGGGTCTAGACGGTAGACGATGGCAACGTCGGCCTCGGCGGCCAGGGCCCGCGCCTTGTCCATGACTTCGCGGCTGACCGCGTGGCCGTAGCCGTCCGGGTCGCGCAGGTCGTGCAGGAATTGCATGATGTTGGCGCTCATTGCCACCACTCCTCGTCTTCGTAGTCGTATTCGCGGTCGATCTGGTTGGCCGACCAACTGGTCGCCCAGATCAGGCCGGCGGCCAGGGCGCAGGCGGCCAGGATGGCGAGGGCGATCGGTAGAGGGAGGGGCATGGCTAATCCTGGTAGGCCACGCGGCGGACCAGCCGGTGGCGGTTGACGATGGCGCATTCTAGGCGGCCCTGGCGCAGGGTGAGGGTAGCCACGTCGCGCTCCTGTCGGGGCAGGCAGCGGGCGGTGGCGATCTCCATCTGGGCTATCCGCGCGTCGCGCTCGGCCAGGGCGCCGACCATGACCAGGTACACAGTACCGGCCGCCGCGCCGAGGAGCATGTCTGCCATGGTCATGGTTTTTCCTCGGGCGCATAGCGGCGGTTCCAGAGCGTCACGGCGGCCAGGGTGTCGAGGCCGTCCGGGCCGATGGCGCCGCACTCTGGGCAGACGATGGCAATCTGATCGGTGTCGATCTCGTCGATCTCGACATCGTCGTGGCGGCAGAACGGGCAGGGCAGGATGGTGATGTCGGTCATGGTGGCCTCAGTTGGCATGGCCGGCCAGGGCCCGGCCGTGGCGGCGGTCGTAGAAGTGGCAGCGGTCGCGGCCGGTCAGGGCGGCAACGCCGTAGCGGACCAGGTGGAGCGAGATGGTGTTCATGCGGCCTCCCTGACCTGGTGCTGGATGGCGTTGTCCTGGGCGCGGCGGGCGGCTATACGGCGGGCGGCCTTGACGGCGCCGGCCAGGGCGATGCGGACGGACTCGACCGTCATGGCGTGCTCAAATGTGCAGCCGATCCGGGCCAGGGTGGTGTGCCGGTAGTGATCGCGCAGCTCGGCGTCGGTGATGGTGGGGTCCGTCATGCCAGCCACCCGCGGTATTGGGCGCGCATCGCTACGATCAGGCCGGCCAGGATAAGCAGCAGGGCGGCGAAGGCCTGGCCCCAGTCGGGCAGGCCGGAGAGATCGCCGACGATGGCGTAAGACGCCAGCAGGTATGGTTTGAGTTCGTAGATCATGGCGTCACCTGGCCCGGTGGATGATGCTCTCGGCCACACCGTCCGGGTGGGACCACATGCGGACCACGCTGCCGGCCGGAAGGCTCTCCGGCGCGTCCATGTCCATGAGACCGTAGGGGCCGTAATCGACCAGGGTGAAGCCGCTGTCGCTGTCGGACTGGAGGCCGCGCACCAGTTTGATGAGCTGGCGCGGGGCGTAGATGATTGCAGATCGCTGAGTGGCCATCGCTGTCTCCCGGGCCGCGTGGGGGGCGGCCATGAATACATGTTAGGCCAACCTAGAGTTTCCTGTCAAGGTATACCTAGCGCCGCCGCCAAAAAAACCGCCTAGGCGGCTGAATGGTCGGCTGTTGTGGCGGTGAATACGCCGACCGCGGGCCAGATCGGCCTTGGATAGCCCGGCGCGTTCACGGGCTTCGGTTAGTCATGCATTCCAAGTATTCATTGGAAATGAATAGCAATAAATAAACTAGGCGGTCCTTGACAATTATCACTAGGCCCACCTAGTATAGATGAAACGATGTGAGGGACATGATGAACGACGCGGTCTACGTGACTGACAAACTGGGCGGCACCGCCGCCACGGCCCGATTTTTCGGGATCGATTCGGCCTCCGTGTCGGAGTGGCGCACCCGCGGGGTGATCCCCCAGGCGCGGCTTCGGCATTTGCAGGACGTGCGTCCGGATGCCCTGCCGGCCCACCTGCAACGACAGGCCGGCCATGCCCCGGCGAAGGTGTATCAGATTGGACGGCCTCGAAAATGATCGATCTGCCGCGCGAGATGGAGGCGACCTATAGCCCAGAGTCTGAGCAGTCGGTACTAGGTGGGTTGCTTCTTTCGGCCGACGCATGGGACCGTATCGCCGGCCTGATTTCAGAAATGGATTTCTATACCGCTGACCATCGCAAGATTTTCCGCGCGGTGGCCAGGCTGATGGAGCAGAACAAGCCAGTCGACGTGATGACGGTGGCCGAGTTCCTCGACAATCATGGCGCCCTGGAGGGTATTGGCGGCGTCGCCTATCTGGCGATGCTGGCCCAAAACACGCCTTCGGCGGCTAATATCGTCTATTACGCCAGCCTGGTGCGTGATCGGGCCATGCGTCGCCAAGTGATGCGCGCAGCGATGGATGTGCTTGAGGCCATTGCCAACCCGGCCGGGCGCAGCTCGCGCGAGCTGCTGGATCTGGCACAGGGCCGTTTCGGGGCGATCTCGGAGACGGCAACCAAGGGACAGTGTGGCCCTGTACCAGTGTCGCAGGTGATGGCGACGGTGTTGGCGCATATCGACGATCTGGCCAGCAGAAAGAGCCAGGAAACGGTCACCGGGCTACGTACCGGATACGCGGAACTGGATGACATGACGACCGGATTGCAGGCGGGCGAGTTGGTGATCCTGGCCGCACGGCCGTCCATGGGAAAGACCAGTATTGCGCTTAACATCTGCGAACATGCTGCCATCGAGCAGAAAAAGAACGTCGCGTTTTTCTCGCTCGAAATGGCCAACGACCAGCTCGGGGTGCGTCTGCTGTCGGCGCATTCGCGCCTGCATGCCCAGCGGGTCAAGGTCGGTCGCTTGAACGACGGCGAATGGAAGCGGTTGACTGATGCGGCCGGGCATCTTTCCGATGCGGCGATCTGGCTGGACGAGGAGGGCAGTCTTTCGGCTCCTGAATTACGGTCGCGCGCGCGGCGGATACACCGCGAATGTGGCGGCCTGCACCTGGTGGTGATCGATTACCTGCAACTGATGCAGACCTCGGGCAGGAGCGATAACCGTGCCTACGAAATGGCGGAAATTTCCCGCTCCTTGAAATTGCTGGCGAAGGAACTGCATTGCCCGGTGATCGCCTTGTCGCAGCTCAATCGCACCCTGGAAGGGCGCCCGAACAAGCGGCCGATCATGTCGGACTTGAGGGACTCGGGCGGCATCGAGCAGGACGCGGACCTGATCCTGTTCGTCTACCGCGACGAGGTATACAACCCGGACGGCCTCGATCATGGCATCGCCGAGTTGATCGTGGGCAAGCAGCGAAATGGCCCAACCGGGACCGTGTACGTCAATTTTATCGGCGAACAGATGCGCTTCGAGGACCGCGACCGCTTCGAGCCGATACCCAGCCGGCAGGCACGGATCGACAAGCAGACGGATAAGGCCCCTGGAGGCCGTTCAAGGGCGCCATCTTCCCGTTCTGGGTATGCCTATGCAAACACAGAAGAAGTCCCGATGTGACTCGGCGGAACGGGCTCAACAGACTGAAGAGAATCGGCGCCGCTTTCCGTTTGCGGCGCGCATGTTGGATGAGGCTCGCCGGGTGTTCGGCGAGGATTGCAAACTGATCTGGGCGCGGGAAAATGGCGCGGAAATTGGCCGCCGATCCGCCCCGTTCGAGGGTGATAAATCATGAGTGCGTTTCCGTTCTTTTCCTGGCGTCAGGCCATCCTGAAATCGAATCTGCAACCCACGACGCGGCATATCCTGCTGACGCTGTCCTGCCACATGAACGATGCCGGGGAGAGTTGTTATCCCTCGGTGGAGTTGCTGATGGAGGAGACCGGATTGTCGAAGCGCGGGGTGATCCTGCACCTCAAGATTGCCCGCGATCTGGGCTGGATCACGGTCGAGAAACATGGCTTCCGGGGCCAGAAATGGAACCGCAACGACTACGCGATTTCCTGGCCAGAATCAGTCGTCGAAACGGCCCTTAATGCCGAAAAGGCGGTGCACCACGTGCACCTATCTGACGAAAAGGCGGTGCACCACGTGCACCTATCTGACGAAAAGGCGGTGCACCACGTGCACCTATCTGACGAAAAGGAGGTGCACCACGTGCACCTAAAGGAGGTGCACCACGTGCACCTCTATAAGAAGAGTACTCCAGAGTTTAGTACTCCAGATGTATCTACTAGCGTAGATACAGTGCGCGCGAGCAAGAAATCGCCAACGGTGACGGTGAACGCTGATGGCCTGTTCTCGGTTCCTGCTGAACTGCTCGAACAGTGGCAACAGGCCTATCCCCATGTCGACCTGCGCGCCGAATCAAAAAAGGCCCGGGCATGGTTGTCGGCCAATCCTGCCAAGCGCAAAAAAAACCTTACCGCCTTCCTGGTGAACTGGTTTTCCCGCACCGAAGCGGATGCGGTCAGTCGCTATCCGGCGGCGGCTAAGGTGGTCAGCGAGCGCGATCCGGTCTGCCAGAGTATTCACCAAGTCACCGGCCAGCGCTGCGGCTGCCATGCGGTGATGTACAAGGCTGGTCGCGGCCTATGCAAGCAGCACCAGATGGACGAGGCCTTTGGCTGGGAAGAGATGGATCGACTGGCGCGGGAGGCGGCATGACGCTACCCGCCTACATGTACCGAGATCCAGCCGAGGTGGTCGAGCGGGCCGAGTTGCGCGAGCTGGGTTGTTGGCTGTGCCAGGAGTCGGCGGTGATCATGATGCGAGCATTCTGTGGTGAAGTGCGCAATCCAGCACAGAAGGGCTTTCCGACCATCGGCGACCGATGCCGGTATTTCGTCGAGCGTGAGTCAATCCTGGAGGTGGGCAAATGATCGAGTACATCCACAATCGCCTGTGCCGATGGTCCGTCTGGGTCGCGCGCGGCAACCGCGTGCCCGGCCTGGGTTACCCGACGGCATGCGGCTATACCAGACTCACACCGAGCGGCGGCAGGCCTGATGTCGATTTCAACGACGACGCTTGGGAGATCGATCGCGCCGTCTGCTCGATGGACCAGGACGCAGTGAAGTTCCTGCGCATGTTCTACTTGGAGCCCGGCACTATCGCCGGCAAGGCCGCCAAGGCCGGATGCCACCGCGACACGCTCTATGCCAGACTGCATCAGGCCCATGTCCGGGTCATGGAGTGGTTGCAGGATCACGCCGATGATCGTTTCGATATGCCGATGCAAAAAATATCTTGACACACTCCGACACAATCAGTATGTTTCATGCAAACTTGAGCAGTAAACCGCAAGGAACCCGGCCATCGCGTCGGGTTTTTCCATTTTGGCCACTGATAATCGCAAGAGCTCGACCGAACGCGGCTACAACAGCCGATGGCGCAAGGCCCGAGAAACCTACCTTAGGTCACATCCGTTGTGCGTCATGCACCTGCGCCTCGGCCGCATCGTCCAGGCCAGTGTCGTCGACCACATCTTGCCGCACCGTGGCGACCAGGCGCTGTTCTGGGACAAGGACAACTGGCAGAGCCTCTGCGCCGAGTGCCACAACCGGCACAAGCAGCGCATCGAGCATGGCGGAATGGAGTCAGGCTGCGACCTCAGCGGCCGACCGACCGACCCGGAGCATCCGTGGAATAGGTAGGGGGGGTGAAAATCTCTACCGAATTTCGCTCCACGAC